TTTAAATTTCTTGTAGACCCCTGGGCTAACAAGTTCTCGAATATCAAAATAAACGAGTAACTGATTGTAGGTTTCTTTTGTCGTGTTAGAAGTTACTTCAGATGCTTGTACGGTTGTCTTTTCAGATTTTGTAGAGCATTGTATGATAGTGTGTAAAAAAAATAATCCAATTAAAAGAGTAAGTATTACAGATGTTTTTTTCATAAGTGATTTAAAGTAATATTAAACTAGTTAAAGACCCTAACGTCTTCACCCTTTAATCCGAAATTAGACTGAGCATCTTTAGCGTATTGTTGATCGAGAATTGAAGGAAAAACCTGCTGTATTCTCTTAGTTGCATAAGCGTAGATGTTAGCTTCATTGATCCTCCCTATCATGTGTTCAGTTTGAGCTACCAAAGCATTAGGCATAGTAAAAGAGATATCATTTATCTTTCTTTGTTTGCCTTGGAAATCTATAAAGCTCCATATACCTTTAACTGTTAATGTATGTTCAGTTAAATACATATTTGTGAAGGCAACTTTTACAACTTCTTCGTTAATTCTCGTATTAAATTTACTAGAGAATTTAACTTTCTCTTTGCTTACGAAAACTGCGTTTATTTTTGACATATTTTTTTATTTTATGAAGGTGAAAATGTTTGTGTGTTAAAAGTTGAAGTCCCATCGCCTACAGTCCAAGTATGCCCGTAATTTTCAACAAAACAATAAACTATTTCTAGTTCATTAGCTGGTGTTCCATTACTTACGTTTTTTTCAAAACCTTTAGGAGCTTGATATGTACCCGATGGTCTGTTGTTACCGTTATTAACTGACAACATTGTAATGGTCATATCTCTAAATTTATTTGAGCCTCCTGTAGATATAACTGCGTTTGCTCTAGTTACAATAAAATTAAATAGATTGTTAACAATGGCATTTGTACTAGCTAATACACTTACGGAATCTCTTCTGTAGCTTATAGTCTTTAAAAGTTCGCAACTCGCTAATTCATTTCCAATAGCTAAGTTAACATTGTCAAATGTTCCATCTAAAAATAATCTTTCAAGATTCACTAATCTATCAAAGTTTTCATAAGATGTTAAATCTGGGCTTTTTCCTTCTAAACTTAGCGAGGTAACACTTATAGGAATGTTAATCGGCAAAATTGTAAATTCATTATTTTCTCCTATTGTTAAACTTACTAGACGATTTCTATTTATAAAATTTACAGGAAATTCTGTTAGTTTCGTTCCTGCAAAATTTAATTCTTCCAAAAAGACAAATTCCGCTAATCTTTCTAAGCTGTCACTTGCTTCGGTTATGCTAAAGTCGATTGAATTTCTAAAGCTTAATTTTTCTAAAGGAAGAGAAAAAATACTATCATCTATTTTAGGGATGTCAGAATCTAATACTGAAAGGTTTTTCAAATTAGTTAGTGTAGATAAGTCTGCTGGAAATTCCTGTATTCCTGAGCGGTTACCAAAAACAAGTGATTCTAAACCTGTGAATTTTTTTAAGTCTTCGGATATAATATCTCCAACATTAACATTGAGAGTATTAATAGCACTTATAGCTTTTGGCTTTTCAAAACTAAAAACAATAGTATGTTCATTAATTCCGTCAGTATATTCATGTTCATTTCTAGCTAGTGTATTTGTACCTACTACAAGATCAATCTCACCAAAAAAACCATCTCCCCAAGAAATCGTTAGTTTTTGAGTTTCAGTGGTAGTGAAATTAAAAGCTATAGAGGTAAGCATAATATTTTCACCAAATCCAGTATTTCCAGCGAAAAACCTTCCTGTAACTGGTGGGTCTTGTGTATTGTCTGTTAGAGATGGTGTAGGCACGGTAAATGAGAGCTTATTAAACTTATAACCGAAAATGACGTTATCTGCTGTAAACATATTTTATATTTTTATGTGAGAACAATTTTTCTCCAAGTCTTAGTTGTGTTATTAATATTTTTATAGATGATTCCATTGTCTCCTGCATTTTCGCAAAACACCTCAAAACCAACTGTATAGTCTCTGTAAAGTGCATTTAATTCTGCATCCGTTAATGTGTCTGACGTTATAGCTTCGTTAGTATCGTGAAGATTTACAATTTGTTTTGCTCTACTTACAGATCCTTCACCTACCACAACAGCTGCATCTTGATCTAGACCTTGATGCTCTGGCATATACCTAGAACCAAAGACATCTATAATTTGCCACTTGTTAAGTCCTCCCTTAGTAATATATGCAAATTTGGTAGTCCCTTGAAGACCAACACTTGCCGTGTTATTAGGAAGTGAAATTTGATTTTCTTCCAAAGAACTAGAATTTTCATTATCAATTTGAATTTCAAAATTTGAGTTGTTGATAAGGTATATAATTTTGTAATCTTCCGAAATATTAAACCCAGTGAATACAGCCTTTCCATCTGTATTTGTAGCTACTATTATATTTCCTTCTACTTGAAAATTATCGTACACACCTCCTATAATTACTTCTTGCTCTACTTCATCAATAAATGGGTTTAAACCATCTGCACCGTTATTAAGAAGTTCTGAAGTTTCAGTGACACTAAATTGTTTAAAATTTTCATCAAGTATTCCACCATCAAAAATGTACTCAACAATTCCGTCTCCTTCTTCTACTAAAAGACTTAATCCATTTACTCTTTGAAATAAAGTAGAAGCATCAATAGAATCTAGAGCATCTTGTCTAGAAGTAAATATAGTAGCTTTTCTAGGATCTACATTAGCCACATTATTTAAAACCTTTATTCCATTGGCTGTGGTTACTGTTCCAGTTGAATTTATATTCGACATACTATATTTGTATTATGTGATTAGCTGCTAGAGAGTAAGCATTGTCTACTACTAAAGCATACACCCTGTACTCCTCAGTGATATTATCTGGTAAAACAACATCAACAGTTCTAATAAAATTATAGGTGTAAGGAACATTATTCGTGACATCTTGAGCCTCTAAACTTGAACCATTTGTTACTTCTGTTGGAATAGCTACTACAAATATTTTATGAGTTGTTCCAGTATTTAAACTTATGGTGTTTGCATTGTCAAAAGTGTTACTTGACATTCCTCTTACATCTGTTGATGTACTAGGAATAGCGGATAAAGGAGCAAACCAAATTCTCAATCTTTGTGTTATTGTAACTACTGGTGTATTTACAATACCTGCACTTATAGTCCCTCCTGATCCATGACTTACTTTTCCTTGTAGTGTAAAATTTGAGGTAAGATCATTCTCATCAAATTGAGTTGTTTGAGTTGTAGAAACTACATCGCCATTTTTTTCAAGGAGATAAGAAATTAAACCACCTGCTTCTCCTTGAGTAAAGTTTATTGTAATTTCTTTAGAATAATCAGAACCTTTTTCTAGCGTTAAGCTTACCGCATTAAAAGAAATACTAGGCAATATAGCTGGAAATAAAAGCTTGTCATTAAACTCCTGAAGCGTCAAACCTTCTGATGTTGTAGCCGGTTCTCCTTTAAAGAATCCTCCTTGAGTTTCAGGCATCAATTTTTCGTTTACATATTTAAATTCTTTTGCTATTATCCAGTCATCACTATTTTCTAAACTAGGCTCTGTATTTACTCCAGATAAGCTTACCCATTGACTCCCTAAATGCCCTACACTTTCACCAACTTTAGGGCGGAAGTTTACGCTCCAAATCTTTTTTTTATTTTCTGCTGTTGCTGTTATCTGTGAATCCATTTTTTTCTTTTATTTCTAGTCGTTTAGGCTTTCTCCGTCGTTACCATTCGCTCCGCTATTACCGTTTACACTTCCATTTCTAGTTTCTCTAGGCTCTTCGAGTAAAGGTTTTAACTCGATGTTTGAATTTTCCTTTTTGTATTTGTTGTAATTACTTATCCAATCGCCACCATTTGCCATTTCAGCAGCTTGTTCTCTGCTTATTAGCGGGCTATCATCCTTTAATAGTGTTCTTATTGCTCTAGCCTCTTTTAGTGGGTCAATATGCGGCATTTTTTTACCTACAAAACGAGATGAATAATAAGCCTCTAAAGCCATTTCATCATTTGTGGCAACAGCTCTATCATATCCATCGCTATCTAATACGCCAGTCATATACTGATAGTAGCACCAGTAGCGGTTTATTGGCTTGTAGAATTGCTCTACAATTGTATATTCTCTAATAATATCAATAACATACTCCCACATGTTAAGAGCTGCCCTTGAGCTGCTATATGATTGCTCAAACATTTGATTTGCCACTTCTGGCGGAATATCTTGTGAAGCACAAAGCGATCTAACAATTGCCTTATAAAATGGATCAAAATTAACTTCACTTTCGTTTGTTGTAG